GTGTTGAGTGCCGTTGCAGAACAAAAACTCTCCCAGGGAATCTGTATCCCCAAACTTTACGATAGATAAAGTTTCAAAGTCCATATCAATTTATCTTAAAAGCAATCGCTACTAAAGAAGCCACAATAAAACCAGCAGAGCAAACCAAAATCTGTTCAATCCGCTTTAATCTGGCGCAAATACTGTCATAGCGCAGCTCACACACCGCTTCATGGGTGTTTAACCGAGCTTCGGTGTTATCAATCATAAACTCCATCGTTTCCATTAGACAATCACCCATCTTGAGCCAGAAGCTACGGTTACAGTAATACCGCTATTAACAGTTACATTACCCGCAGACATAGCGTTGTAACCAGAGCTAACTGTTGCGTTGGCTGATACCACATTTGAATTGTAAAAAATGCCGTTGGTAGCCGTTACTTGGGTGACATTGGCGTTACCGCTAATGATTGTAGTATTAGCTAAAGTTAAATTGCCGATTGAAGTAGCAGTATTACCGATACCGATTGTGGTGTTACCAATAGTGACATTACCGCCACCAGCAGATGCTTGGCTAATCCATACTGATCCGTTAGAGGTCAGGACATTACCGCTTGTACCTGGAGCTACAAAAATCACATTGCCTGTACCGTTACCAAGCATCACATTGTTAGCAGTTAAAGTGCTTAAACCAGTACCGCCTTGAGCTGGTGTGATTGGAGTAGATACGCTAGAAATTGTGGTGTTTTGCAGCGTTAAATTGCCAACGCTAGTGGTTGTGCTACCAAGAGTTAAAGTTGCGTTTCCCAGGGTAGCAGTGGAGTTAGCCAAATAGCTATTAGGAAAGGTAGCAGCAACGGAAGTAATATTAGCAGTTGCAAAAGTACCGCCTGAGTGCGCTACAGAGTTAATCGTGCCACCCGTAATTGCTACTGCATTGGCGTTTTGGGTAGCCATCGTACCCAGACCAGTTACCTGACCAGATGGGATTGAGATTGCCACATTGGCTGCTGAAGTGGCACGACCCTTAGCATCAAAAGTCACTTGTGACACAGTTGATGCGTTACCGTAAATACCAGCCGTTACACCGCTAGTATTCAATGTTGGATTAGGGTAAGTACCAGTAAGATCGCCACCCGCACTTCCCGCAGGGCTTACACCACTAATCGTGACATTGGCAGCAGTAGTTACTCTGCCTTTGGCATCAACGGTGACTTGCGCTACAGTAGTGGCATTGCCATAAATACCCGCAGTTACGCCAGAAGTGTTGAGTGTAGGGTTAGGATAAGATCCTGTTAAATCACCGCCAGCAGTACCAGAAGGAGCAGCAGTAATGGTTACGCTAGAGCCTAAATTGGCTACTGTCGAATTGATCGTAATTGCGCTATTGGCTAAGTACGAATTAGGAAAAGTGGTTGCAACGCTAGTAATATTGGTGTTAGCCAATCCAAGATTACCCACATTAGTTGTTGTACCGCCAAGGGTGACAACGGTGTTACCAAGGGTAAATGAAGTGCTAGGAGTGCCACCGATGACACGCTCCCAAACTGTGCCGTCAAAAACCGCCCAATCGCCTGAGTTCCAAGTCGTGATGCCGTTAAGGTTGGTGTTTCCTGGAGTGGAAACTAAGTAGTAATAGCCTTTAGTACCAACGCTTGAAGTAAGCGTAGGCACATTAGTAGATGCGTTCCAAGTGCCTTGATAGACTACTGCACCTGATGTACCACCACCTCCACCTCCAGCAACCTTGAGAACCATGTTTTAAACTCCATCGCCAGGGGTTATATAAATAACTGCATTTGCTGTGCTTGTGCCAGTAAAGTAGGCATTGGGTACAAAAGTCAAAATCTCATCTGTGCTTGGTAACAAAGGGAAAGCAGCTCCACTACTGGTCACATTGGCAGAGTTTGTTGTTGCATTAGCAGCATCAGATCCGTAACCCAAGAAAACGACAGTAGTACCAGTATTGATGATGCGATATTGATTACCGCCAATCGTAGTGTTGGTGACTTGGACAGGGGTAGGCGCAGTTACACCAGCCGTAAAAGTGACGGTGTTACCAGTTTTAGTAAAGGCATTTATTCCCATGATTATCCGATCAAAGCCTTGATTTCATCTTCAGTTAAACCTAATGCAGCTAATTTAGCTAGTGCTGATTGTTTAGCTGATTCTTCTTCAGCTTGTAATTCTGCAAGTTTAGATTGGGTGGCTTCCAAATCATATTCAATTACTTGTTCATCTTGGCTATAAGCTACATCGCCACGAATGGTAACAATAGATGGATTAAGTGCGTAAATTGCATCATTTAAAGTAATCATGCGGCAACCTCTGTTAAAGTAATTGTTGCTGGGTTTGAACCTTGCGGAAATACAATGCTAGAGCCGTTTGTACATAAAATATAAACAGTATATGTAGTAGACGAAGTGGTGGCTGGTGAATCTAAATACACCATAGCCGCAGAACCAATAACTCTACCAGCACTTGAAAATATATTAGTAAAACCGCCTGAACCACCTAAATTTGTACCACCTCTGTAAATAGTTGCAACAGCTTGGCTATTAGTTGCGGCAGAATCAAATGGTCCTGCTACTTGCACTAATATTTTGCTTGTAGAAAATTTTGGAGTAATAGAAGCGGTTAAATTGGTAGCCACAAAACTAGCAGAAGTAGTTGTGGTTGTGGTTGATGTAGTAGCTTGAATTACTTGTAAAGCACTACCAGTCTGTGGAGAAGATAATCCATTACTAGCATTGATGCCTGATATTGTTCCTGTTCCGTCAATCACGATACTCATATTAAGCTCCTAATTTAAAAGAAGCCACTTGCGCTTCATACGCAGCAATAACTTCGGGTGTCCAAGCGTTTGCACAAGCATCTTTTACTTCTTGTGGTTGATCGCTCACATCTTGCCCAGGGTAAAAAGAAGAACGGTGATACCCACCAGCATCAGTAATTTCTCTTACTAGAATAACCCCGTTAGGATCTACTGCAATTTGATCTATTGTATTTGCCATTTTTTACCTAATTAAAAAGTTGCAAAATAAACACCACCAAAATAATAAGTTGATGTATTTGTAAAATTTGTATCTTGTAAGCCAAGAAAATTTGTACTATTTCCGTATCTGTTATATACGGTAGTTGAATAAGAAAGTATCGTAATTGCTACTGGCACGCTAGATCCATTTGCATCAAATTGACCATTACCTTCATATGATCTATTGGTTGTATCAGCAGAAAATGGCAAAGATGTAAATGTTGCATCTCCTGTAGATGAACCTTTTGAACTTAATACAATGTAACCAGTAAAAAAAACCATGTTGCCAATTTTTGTGTATTTTCCACCTCTAAGAGAGTATGTTATTCCTACTGAAGCTCCTCCAAACTGAAGTGTTGGTGTCCAAGTGCCTGTTTCATAATCGTTTAATGGTGAGCTATTGATTGCAGAACCATTAGTAAATAACAATCCGCTACTTGTAAATGTAGCCACATTAGTACCAGCAGACTGAATGGTTAAGTTACCCGATGTATCACCAGTTAAGGCTACTCCACCAGCACCCGCAGTTATAGCATTAAGAATTGACATTATTTATCCTTATTCGTACAAGATATTGATTGAACCAGCGTCAAATGTATCTGTGCCGTTTACTGTTGTTACTCGTACTCGGTCTAATGCTCCACCTAATGCTGAAGATGTACCACCACCCGTTCCACCAGAGTTTCCAGCCACAGCCACTCCAGACATTTCAGTCCAAAGATTGTTATTAAGCAATGTAAGTATCATTGAACCAGAATGAGCGCCAGCAGCCGTAATAGCAGCAGTAAAAAGAAAACCTGCTGTGCTAGAAGCGGTTGCTCCTGAATATTGATAAATAGCAGATTGATAGCCACTTGTTGTAACGCTACCAGACCCAATTTGAACTAAAATATTGCTTGTTCCGTTAGTAGATACGCCACTAAACATAACAGTTATTTTTTTAACCCAACTAGGAATACCAGTAAAATCAATACTTGTACCGCTTGTAGAAGCCTGTGCAGTACCACTAACAATATTGGTAGATACTCCTTGAGCAGCAATAGTTCCGCTTGCGCCACTTGGCAGCGTTAATGTGCTTGTTCCAGAAACGGCTGGTGCTGCTAATGTTATAGCACCCGATGTATCGCCTGATATAGCTATGTTAGCCATTTTTTGTATCCTTTAAATATTTGTCAATAACAGATTGAGCTTCTTCTTTTGACGGGTAAGTTCCCAAATATAATCTTTCACAATTAACAGATACTCTTGCCTTGTGCCTTTCAGCACCTTTGCAATTATCAAAGTGCCAACGCTTCATATTTCCTTTGCCACCAGTTTTTTCGCATTTTGGACAAGTCAGCAATTCGTACTTATGACCTGTTAATTTTAGACTTTTCTTTTTTTTCAGTTCTTCTGATTGTTTGAAACCATAAGGACCTTTGCCACCGCTAGTCAAGTTTACAAGACTGCAATTCATGTCTTTAAAACAAGAAATCAACAATTTTTCATGGTCGAAGGCTTCTTCTTCGGTATCCCAATTAGCCAAAATTTCAATTTGCAAACCTTTGTGATATTTGACTGCCCTTTTCCAATCATGACTTCTTTCAGAAAAAGAATAAGCTCTGTCATCAACACCTTTGCCGATATAGAAAATCTTTCCCTCTGGAGATGAATGTGCGTATGTATAGTAGGTCATACCACCACCCATCTGCTTCCACTCGGAATAGTTAAAGTTACTCCAGAAGCAATGGCAACATTACCCGCACACATAGCATTTTTACCAGTTGTGATGGTGTAATTTTGCGACAAAGTTTGTGTATTTTCATAGAGAAAACCACCCGCACTAGCGCCTCCACCACTACCGCCACCACCGCTTAAAATCCAATTTGTGCCGTTATAAATAACTGTGTAAATGCCACCTGATAACAGCGTATTGCCTGATAGGTTTGATCCATCCTCATTTAAGACAGTTGTAGCCGTCAGAATCGTTGAGCTATTGACTTGAACCTGGAGAGTAGTAGAACTTGTATTGGCATTGGCAGCTTTAAATTGAAGCTGAGTGCCAGTAGCAATAGTGGTAGTGGTAATCCCTGATGGGTAGTTTAGGATAATAGCGTTAGCCGTTCCCGTATCCGCTACATAGTTGCTGTAGTTATTTAAGTCATTAAGATACTGAGTAATCGTATTAAAGTCAGTATCTAGCTGGGAAAGCGGGATCGTGCTAGTCGCAGTAGCAAAACTATTGGGTACGGATGATACGGGTTTAGTCACTAGAACCTCACTCTTAATTCGTGTTCAAACTCAAAACCGTTTAGCACATAATTTGGGTTACTTGATGTTACTGTAATTCCTAAGTATTTACCATACTGTTGTGCATCAGTTTTGTATAAAGCATAGCCAGAAGTACCCCAGCCAATAGTTGCGCCAGAATTATTACTCCAGCCGATTGCTTGCAAGGAATTGTTTTGCCATTGGATAACTGAGGACAAGGTATAAGGGCTACTTGATCTGTTTTCATTGTCCACCGTAGCACTCATGGTTACAGTAGAGTTAGCCCCAGCAGTCGCTTCAATACCAATCTTTAGGGCTTGTTTTGTGCGGATAGGATCGCCCATCGGCAACAAGGCAGTCTGGATTCGGCTAGTAATAGAGCTACTAGAATCAGCATAGAGCTTATAAAGTTGGTTGCTTGCTGTGCCGTATAGGGTGATTTTCCCACCGACAGGCACAGAAGTTATATAAGCTAGGTTATTACCTTGGCTGGTAATGAACCATTTTTTCTCAAAAAAGACTGCCTGGATGTACCGATAGCTCTGAGTAAAGATGGCATCGTAATATCTAAAATTAAATGCAGCGCACAAAATGTTGTTTATTAAGACTTGTCCAGCATAAACTGGGCTATTAAAGTCAATATTAGGGAACATTCCATCTAAAGAATCCGATAATTTAGAGGTGGTTGAACCGACTAGGGCATAAACCCCATAGTCATTCATAAACAACACCGATCTAAAATACGGAAAAATAGCAAAAGGGCGCTTAGAACCGACAGATGCGCTCACATTGGTATTGGTAAATAGGGTAGTACCGCTAGTAGTAACCCTAACATCAGAGAACACATTGATGGAATCGTCACCAAAAATGTACAAAAAGTTGTTAGCAGAAAGCAAATATTGGATGTTTCCATGCAGCGTACTGTCAGTTAGGGTAACCGCACCCGCAGAAACGCTTGTAAAGTCCGTATAAGAGCCAGCAGCGCTGTAATAGACTGTTCGACCTTGTGCTATCCATACCCTGCCCGAAAAGGTCGCTATGCCCACATTTTGCTGGTTTTGGACTGTGCCTTGCAATACTGCGTTGTTTGATGCACCGCCTCCTGTAATGCTAACCACCAGATTAGCAGTATTGGTGTAACCAGAACCCGCATTGGTCATGATGACTTGCGTTACCACATTGCCTGTCACAATCGCCTGTGCAGTAGCCCCTGTACCGCCACCGCCAGTAATGCTGATAGTGGTATTAGATGCGTTGGTATAGCCAGCACCGCCATCAATTACCGCTATGGATACTGTTCCTGTAGCAAAAGTAACAAGACTAGCTACCGCAGTTGCACCTGATCCACCGCCACCTACAAAAGAAATAGTGGTGTTTGCAGCGTTGATGTAGCCTGATCCAGCATTAGATAAGTTAACCGACCCTACGGTTGATCCACCAGTAGAGAGGGTTGAAGTGGCGTTAGCCTGCTGTCCACCCGTTTGTGTGGGCGATGAAATAATGACAGTCGGAGCAGAGGTGTAGCCTGATCCACGATTAACAACGCCAATAGCGCCAACTGCGCCAATAGATACAACATTGTTGCCATCCCAGCTAAAGTAACCCTTATCAGGATCAAGAATGAGCATCCTGTCGTTGTACCATTGGGTGCTTTCAACATTGGCGTTTGAAAATGTGCCAGCTACCGCTACATTGCCTTTTGTGCCGTCTGTAACATTGTAGTATTGCGCTGCACCATTATCTAAAAAGGCAACTATGTAATCTTTGACACCCAGATTAACGGAAGTCAAATTGGTGACTGTATTGCTAAAGGTAACCGCAGTATTGCCAATCGTGACATTAGAGTAAGTCGGCACGATCTTTAGGTTAGCGTACCCTACTGGCTGGGCGTTTTCCAGCCAAGAGAACTCGGATTCATCAATCGCTGTACGGTTAGCCTTGGTGTTAAGCCCTTTAAACTGCTTAACGACTTGGTAGGACTTTTTTTGTTCCGCAGCAGCCATTAGATCATCCCGCTATATGGGCTTGGAATCCTTCTAGTAAATGTCGTGTTGAGTACCGATGTAGCTTGTTTGAGATACTCTTGCTTGAAGATTTCCGATTCCC